CCTTCCTCCATCATTTCTTGTGGTGGATTAAATTGATCATCTTTCTCAACTGTTTTATAAGAACCGTCTGCTAATTTTTTTCTTTTATAAACAAAGGAATGGGTGGTTTTATAATTAAAGTATAGTAAAGTTGCAGTATCTCTATAAAACATACTGTTTTCATAAAACTGTGAAGTATTAAAATAATTATACCACGATTGACTATACTTAGCTATTTCATTTAAATCAGCATCGGTTAATGACGGATCAATTTTAATTAACTCTGTCATTGGAACCGTTTTAATTTCACCCCAATAAAAACAATCTTTAAAATAAGGATCTTCAGTATAACTATAAACCACATTAGCAGGATCTACATAATCTATTTTTACTCCTTGTCCAGGTAAAAACTCATGTTTAGTAATTCCAATACCTAATGTAGTTAAATCATAATCAACTCTATTTCTAATGTCGTTATAATGATTTTCAGAAAACAAAGTGTCAATTGCTACTTCTTGAGCTATTTCAACGGCAGGTTTATATTTCATGTTCATAAACAATTCCATTTCATCATCTGACTCAGGAAGTTCATCTGCATTTGTTTGAAAAACATTAATGCCAAATTCTGATTCTATTTCTTCAAATAAAGGTTTTGCAACAACCTCTCCCTCTATTTGTTTTTGAAACTCATTTCTTTTTTCTGCGGACATTGCATCTTCAGCATATGCTTTTACTTTAAAAAGCCTGTCTGACATACCATTAACTACAATATCTACAAATTTAGGAATGATAGGAACAGGCGTCCAATCTAAGTTTAAATAAGACAAATCACCATCAATAGCTAATTCGTTTTTATATTTAGCAATTGACTGCTCACCTCGCGCGTACAGGCGTAAGCGCATGAATTCCCCCCATTGATCGTAAAATCTACAAGACCCATTGTCTCTTCTAAACCATTCATACTGTATTGCTTGTCCTATTTGTAAACCGTATTCTACTGTGTCTTTTGTGGAGTCTGAAACAAATTGATCAGGAAAAGCAGCAGCTTGTATATTTATTGTAACGTCTTTCATCTTTTAAGTAATTGACTAACTGAACTTTTATTGTTATATCTAGCAAAGTTAATGCTTATTTTTGATTGTTTTTGAACTGGAGTATACAGGTGTTTTTGATTAGACATTATTGCTAGTCCTGAACTAATAGATGCATCAAATCTTGTTCTATTATTTATATCAAACTTTGCCCAATCTTCTAATGTTCTTATAAAATACATATCACCGTAGCCATCATCTAGTATACCTACGTGTTTTTCAATATAAGACTCTATAGCCGCAGCATGAGCCTGTTTAATATCGTTTGATGAATTAGGTATTCCACCTATTTCTTTTTCTGCTGTAGACAACTTATTATAAGTTTTATCTGGTCTATTCATAGAATAACCTCTATAACCTCTTCTTCTTAAATAATAA